GTGCAAGCATTGCAGCCGACATGTCAGTGGCTTGCGTTGCCCCGCCTGCGCCGCCGCCACCAGAATTTTTGGCTGGCAAAGTAATAGGCGAAGTTCCCGTAACGTTTGACGCAGTATCAGCGGCACTGGGTGGAAGTTGTCCAGGCATAGCGCCACGAGCAATGGCTAAACGCCTTGATAACTCACGTTTTAAAACTTCCGCTCGAAACTCCTTCGCCTCATCGGACCGCCCAAATAAGCCTGGCTTGCCAAATTTGTTATTTGTTTGCAAAGTTGCTGCTGCATTAGCCGCCTGTGTCGCTGCTGCAAGCTTCCCGCCAGAAGCAATATTCTCAACAATATTGCCAACAACTTTTGCGACACCAGCAAGCAATCCCCCAATAAAACGAATTACTGGCTCAAGTTGTTTTATAACTGTACCTAAGTCAGAAATTGCTTGTGTAATTGCAGGTATTGCACTTTCAGTAGCTGCAACTTGAACATCTTCAACAGCATTCTGAAACTCTTTTATCTTGGCAGTAGGCCCGCCAAGCGCACTCGCAAGTTGATCTGCTCCTTCTGTTTCAATTCTCTTTAAGGCACGAATAACAATATCACTTGTGATGTTTCCGTCTGCTGCATAATCTCTAAGCTTGCCTTGTGCGACGCCAGTCTCCTTGCTAATCGCCGTTAAGATGCCGGGGACTTGCTCAGAAATGCTGTTAAATTCATCGCCACGCAAAGCGCCAGAACCAAGAGCCTGCGCTAACTGAGTGAAAGCATTGCTTGCCTCAACAGCAGTTGCCCCGCTAATTCGTGCGGCGGTATTAAAGCCGTTATATGTGCTGACGATATCTTTTAAAGAGACACCAACCGGCCTTAAACGTGCAAAGACCCCAGCCAGTGCAGTGTTTGCTTCTGTCTGACTTATCTTGAATTTTTTAGATGCTGATGTTGCCGCGTTCTGTAATTGAGCGGCTTCCCCGTAGCTTTTTGCTAATGCTTTAATTCGCCTTTCTGATTCAAGTCTGGCAATACCAACTTGAACACTTTTAAACCCAGCAAAAGCAACAGCAACCTTTCCAATAGTGCCGCGCAAACCGCCCATGCTCTTGCCAAGCCGAGCCGCATTGCCTTCAAGATCTCGAAGACTTCTTACGCCATTGCGTCCCATCCGCTGGAATGCGGCTTCAACATTTCGCGCACTTTTTTGATTTTTCTTTAACGCCTGATCAACTTTTTTACTGTGCTGCTCAACCTTTCGCAGCGGGTTAACAGCCTTGGCGGCTTCAACGATCAGTTCAACGCTCGCTCTTGCCACGACTGATCCAGCACTAGCCCTATCCTACCGCCGTCTTGTTTTTGCGCGATCCATTGCCTGCTGTTCCCGTTCACCCTTCAATTCGTAGTAAGCAGCAAAATGCACAAGCTCCGCATCGGTCAGTTCCGTGCGAAGCCTGCTAAGCGTCATTCCTAATTCGCAGGCCAGAAAAAACTCAAAATTGAGCCAGCTGTCCTGCTTCAGTCGTTTTTTGCTTCTTCAAGGTCAGCCTCTTCGCTAATCCCAAACAAGAACAGCTCAAGCTCGTTCAATACAGACTCAGGCAACTGCCGCTGCAGTTTTAGAGCATCAGCAGAAACAAAAGCTTTCGTACCGTCTTCAAGCTCTGCCATCTGGCACAGCATCTGCGTGCTGATGTCTAAAGCTTCTTCCGTGCCCGACAGGCTTTGCGCCTTCTTGCGATCAGCGCGTGTGATCGGCTTAAAGAACAGATCAACAATCTTTTTGCCTTCAGCGTTCTTTAATTCAAATTTACGGCGCTGGTTAAGATCAAACGCCTCAACCAGCAGATCGACGGTGCGATTTTTAGCCATCAAATAAAAGCTTGCGCTTAAATCATAGCTCTAGATCATTGCAGGTTCATAATGATTGTGCCGCTAGTGATAAAGGAGCAAGACACAACGACTAATTCACCAGCAGCGGAAGTGATCTCCATGTCAGTAATGATCCCAGCAAAACTGACTGAATCTGTGCCGGTTGTTGTGCCAGTTGTAAACAGCTCAAAAGTCGCATCAGCGGTGTCGGCTGTCGTGACCACATCTTCGAGAAAAGCCGCTTGGCCTGTTGCGTCTGGGTCGTAAACCAACTCAACAGTGCCAGAGCCTGAGATCATGCTCCCGATAAAGGTGCGAAAATTATCGCCTTGCTTTGACGTGTCGATCGTTTCTTTTGTGGTCGTCAGGCTCCAGCTACGAGTGCCAACGACAGTGGCATTTGAACTGCCAGCAGCGTCAAACTGGACTGCTCCTTGTTCGCCTCGAAGTGTTGCCATGGTCAGAGTTCCTCGATGGATTCAAAGGTCACACGGACCTGGGTCTGGAAGTAGCCCTCGGGTGATGGCGAAGCCAACGCCTCTGGACCTGTAGCAGCGTCGAAGAAAACCCCCGACACGATGACCCTATTGTAAAGGTCTCGAATCCTTTTGCCGATGATGTAATTGGCTCCGGGACCAACACCTTTGGCTGAAAAGATGTTGATAGTGACAATCCCAATGATTCTGTTTTGAGAATTGGTTGTCAATCCTTGGCTTAGATATTCGCTCGCACCAAAGCTGACAAGGCATTGAACAAACGACGAGTTAGGCGTTGGCTCATACGCCATGTTGTGAAACACGACTGGGATAGCTGGATCGCCAGCTAGCTCTGTTGCAAGCCTGCCTTCAATGGTGGCCCTGATTGCATTGAGATCAGCAGCAGCCATTAATTACGCCTCCTAAAAGCACGGATAAATTGTGGAACTTCTTTGGTGGCAATTTCTTTCCCAATTAAATCAGGGAAGCCAGGAACCGTGCCTTGCCGTGTGCGGTATTGACCGCCCCAAGACGATGGCAAGCTGTTTCCGTAAAGAACAGGCTCGGCATATTCCACGTTGTTTGTGATCTCTGCTTCAAGCTTGCCAATCTTTGTCTGCCAAGCATTTCGCAATCGACCAGTGTCAACAGGAGTTTGCTCCTTCACCTGACCTGCCCAACTCAATGCTGTCAGCTTGACCACTTCCTGAACTTCTTCTTCCATCAGATCAGCAATCTGATCAATTCTGATCTGACGTGCCATCGTTATGCCCTCAGGATTAGTTCGTAAGTGATCGCCGTGTTGTCTTGCTCTGTCGTTTCAACGCGAATAATCTGATGCACAACCGTGCTGATCACAACGCGATCTTTGGTCTCAGGGGCTGATGGCAACTCTTTGGCTGCAACCGTTAAACGCTTATCGCCCTGTTGAACAAGCTCATTCACCTCGCGGACGTTTACATCTTCCAAGACACCTTTTACGTTCGTGTCGCTGGTTGTCTCGGTAATTGCGCCCGTTGTGGCGTTATACGTGCCAGCAGAAACGTAACGAACTGTCACATCGCCACCGAACTTGTCGATGACGGTACCGGCCACTTTCTCAAGGGATTGAGCAAGTCCCATCAGACGTTATAAACAACGACATGACCAGAGGTCAAAGTAATCGAGGTAAAAAGTACGCCTTCGATGCAAGCTCCGGCGTTAATGTCGATCGCAGACGGGGCACCTGATCCGTTCTCAGTGATGCCCTCAGAAGTCATCGCAGCAATGACTGAGTCTTTCAAGGCTTCCACCTTGTAAAACCTGCCAGTGTGCGCAGCTGTATCAGTGATGATGATTGCCTTTGACGGCGAATAACCCATGCCCATGATCAGCTCCGTTTAATAGCGATGTTGCCCGGTCCGCTAATTCTAAGCCCTGTCAAGTAACGCTCGACCATTGGCGGGATTCGATCTGCACCAACAGCACCGGTCTTGTCAGGCGTTACGTCAAGACTGCCGATCTTGACGTTCTTAAAGTCTTCAAGGCCGCCAAGGCTGATTCCATCCGTATTGCTGTGCAAGTAAACGGCAAGTTCAATTTGCGCCCGTTTAACTTGATCAGGAATTTCGGTGTCGGTGAAGTAATCGTCGGAAATGCGAAACGGAAACCCGGTCGCGTAAGTATTGACGTAAGTATCGGGCTTTCGCACGCCAGTACGCGGCCATTGCAATGCCTGTGTGTCGGTGGCGCGTGCGCCTAAAAATCTTTCGCGGTCAAGCCGCTGTGCTGCAGCCGTTAAAGCACGGTTGCGGCTGTCGGTGTTGCCTGAGCCCCACTTGTTCGCATCAGTGCTAAGCACCATCGCATCAACAAAGGCGTCAGCCTCAGCCAGCGTTATGTAGCTGTTCGCGCTTGCGTCGCCCGCTGTTGCGTTGATTGTTACTGCCATCGGGCTTCACGTTAGAAGTCTTTGATTTTGGCTTTTCAGGGGCGGAGGCCACCGCTTGCGCAGCAGCCTCACGTTCCTTCATTCGCCTGAAAGCGAATAAACCCATCAGGAGCTTGCGCCCTTCAGAGCCACAAAGGACAAGACAATTGCCTCTCCCAATGAACCTCCGGACAGGTTTGCGACGGTAATCGCGAACGAGCCAGCAGCAATTGTGTTGGCTTGAACGAGATAAGCGCCAGCAGTTCCCGCGGAGCTGTGGTTAACCACAACAACGTCAGTGGCTGCAATTTCGCTGTTAGTCACAGCAAACGAAACCTCAGCGGCAGCCGCTAGAGCTGCGTCGTCAAGGGTGATTTGACCTGAAGCTGCGTTCAGAGTCACACCTGTCGCTTTACTGGTGGCCTG